TACCGTGTGGGTGTAACAGCGGTATCGATGATTGAAACTGCAACTTCGGATGACCTGCTTGTGTGGTCGGACTGGGAGATACTTGAGAGCAATGGAGAGATTGCATCTCCGAACAAGAAGTATGTGAAGTTTCGGATTACCCTTACCAGTACAAGTAATGCGATTTCTCCACAGCTTTTGGAGGTAAAGCTGCATGAGGTAGCAAAATCAAATACACATAGTCTGGGATTTGCAGTACCTCAGATATTGGATGGAGAAGGCAACTTGGAGGCAATCCTTGAGAGTGCTTATGATGTGATTGTTACCGGAGAAGTAAATGGTGCGGATACGTTGGAACTGAAACTTCCTTTCCATGACCACAAACGTGAGCATTTGGAAAATGAAAAACAGATAAAAATAGGTGATGATTTATACCGGATTCGTACTATAACGGATACCAAGGAGAGTAACGGTTCGATTGTTACAGAAGTGTATGCGGAAGCGGCATTTTACGATCTGGCATTTTCGGTGGAAAAGGATGGAGTATCCTTCGAAGCTGCAAGGGCAGAAGATGCAATGGAATATGCCTTAAAGGATACCAACTGGAATGTGGGTACGGTAAATATCGTAACAAAGCGTACATGGAAGTGTTCGGAGAAAAATGCACTGGCTATTCTTAGGAAAGTGCAGAACATCCATGGTGGTGACTTGGTATTTGACTGCGTAAACCGACTGGTGCATCTGTATGCATTTTCCGGAGAGAACAGCGGAGTGCTCTTCTGTTATCAAAAGAACATGAAGTCCATTAAGAAGATAGTGGATACCAGAAGTCTAATAACAAGATTGTATGCTTATGGCAGCGAAGGGAGAACCTTTGCAAGTATTAACGGTGGAAAGCCTTATGTGGAAGATTACAGTTATACCAGTGAACTTCGGATTAATACATTGGACTGCTCCGGATTTTCCAATCTGTATCAGATGTTTGAGTATACGAAGTCAAAACTGGAGGAGTATTCAAAACCTCGAATTTCCTATGTGATGACGGCCATGGACTTATCTGTTCTTACCGGGTACGAACATGAAACATGGAATCTGGGAGATGTGGTAACTGTAGACGATAAGGAGCTGGGATTATCTGTCCAGACCCGTATTGTACGCAGAAAATATAATCTTAGAGAACCTTGGAACACGGTACTGGAACTTTCTACTACACTAAGGGAACTGGGGGACTCCACGGCTCAGTGGGATGATGCGGTGGATGCACTCGCAGCCACAAGTTTGATAAATTCACAGGACATTAAAAACATGGTGCCGTTCAATCATCTTAGGAACTCCCGTGCAGACAATGATATGGCATATTGGGAGAACTGTGGTTTTGAAGTGGATACTACAAAGGGAAATTCCGGTAGTGCTTCGTTTAAATGTACAGGAGTAGCAGGAAGGACGCTTAGCATGGCACAGACCGTGACACCTGCCAACCGGGATTGTTATACTTTTTCAGCGGAGATTTCCACCAATGAGCTGATAAAGGGTGATGCCGGACAGGTCGGTGTGGAAATCACGATTGAATATGAGGATGGAACTACAGAAACAAGATTTGTGGATTTATGTTAGGAGGCACGTATGGCAGCGTTTTCTAATGTGTACCGGAAGATAGACCCGTCCGTAAAAAAGAGGGTAGTGGCAATAAAGATACGGGTATGTGTCACGGACTGTACCGGGGAATTTTATATTACTGATATGCAACTGCAGGGTGGTTCTCTTCCGACTGGATGGGTTGGCCATGTGAGTGAACTTCCATGGACACTGGATGGGTAGGTGTGCTTATGGAGTTTGAGCGTTATTCGGAATGTATAACCAAAAAGGAGAATAAGCGGGTGGTTAGCGTGACGGTAAAACTGGTTATGGATGACTGCTCTGGAGAACTGTGGATTACGGATATGGCACTGACAGAGGGAGATTGTGTGTCCGGATACAGCATCAACACTAAGGAGATGCTTGCAACATATTCCGGTGAGGAAGCTGTGGAAGGAAAGCGGTTCTTTAATGGGGTCATCCGTGGAATGGATACCATTATTGTTCCGAATCTTGGAGAAACCAGTGCTGGGATGGACTTTAAAATATATCCGAAGGATGCTATGAAGGCAGGGAGTGTTGTTCTTGCCACGGGAACAGGAGCGCATACTGCAACTTTTACAAAGGCGGTAAATGCGGATGATACACTGGAACTTCTGGCGTCCACAAGGGAGTGTTTAAAAAACGGAAAGGTTACGGAGAAGAAGGGATTCTTCCAGTATTGTGCTGCCTGTGACAGTAAACACACTGTTACGGTGGAAAAGGGAAAGTCGGCCAGAATATTGGTGGCTTTTCAGGAGATGCAGAATGGGAGCGAATTGATATGAGAGATTATTTACAGGGTAAGAAATGCATGGTGTGGACATTCATGTGCAACACACGAATGTATCAGGCGCTTGACAAATATGGTGACCGTTTTGATACCGTGGGCGTATTCTGCTTTAAGGTAGATAAAACCGGAGCGATAACAGCGGATACCACAAACATTAATCGCATTTCTTCCTATGTGGAGAAGTGGCCGCACATCCGTTGGTTACTTACTGTGGCAAATGACGGTTACGCTTCTATTTTTACGGCACTTAGGGAAAATACGGATGGAGCACAGGATGTGTTTATTTCAGAACTTGTCCGTATCATGGAAGAATATCCATGGGCATCCGGGATTGATATTGACCTTGAAAAAGGTGGAGGGTATGAGAACCGGGAAAAGGCAAATGCTCTGTTCAAGCGGATATATGATACTGTGAAGGATTACGATGGAGAAAAAGAAATGAATATCTGCTTACCCGGTATGACGGGGGAGCAGGGTTCTGTTGGTGGTGAAAACTGGTGTGTCTATGGTGACCTTGATGATTTCTGCGACAGTGCAGCAATCATGAGTTATGGTATGGCATGGGCCGGTAGTGCTCCGGGACCTGTATCTCCAAAAGACTGGCTTGATGGTATTTATGATTATGCTTCTTCTGTTATGACACCCAGTAAAATATTTCTTGGTATGCCAGCTTACGGATGGAACTGGAGAATTCATCAGAGTTTAGAAGATATGGGACGCTCCTACAGGGCAACTTCTCAGACTTATTATGCAGCAAAAAACTGGCTGAACGGAGTGTATAACTTTACGGATGATGCTCCGCCGCAGCCTTTTATTCCATTTGTGGCATATTGGGATGATTACGACCATGTGCCTTGGGCGCTACCTCATGTGTACGATTATATGGAAGGTCAGGATGCCATTGAGTATGATAGTCCGATAGTAACGGATACCTACAACAGACGAAGATATCTGACCGTGTATGCCAAGAAACAGAAGGTTGACTTTGGAGAGGTGTATGTGGATATCGGTGGTGGTGATCCAACGGAGAAATCCGGTTCTGTAGGATTGGAACACACCTATGCATCCATGGGAGCAAAAGGTAAACTCGAATATGAATTTACCATTGAAGAGGATGGATATTACGATATTCCGTTTAAAATATGTTTTCCGTTTTGGGACCAGAACGGAATAAAACTCTCCCTGTTTGAAGTTCCTCCGGAAGAGGAGGAGCCGGAGGAGGGGGAAGAATCTGAAGATTCGGAAGAAGAAACCATACCGGAGGAATCGGAGGATGAATCCGGTGAGGGTGGAGAAACTACGGAAGAGGAGAAGGAAGAAATATTACCATTACACACGATTACTTATGTTGAAGAACGTTTGTGGTGGCCTTACTGGCGCAGCTCTTGTTGGATGTTATTTGCAGAGTGGCTGGAACTGAAAGCCGGAACCTACAAGTTGGTAGTGGAAACGGTGGCAGAAGGAGTGCTGTTTTATGGTTTCAAGGTCTGCGATTTTTTCTATGAAAGAAGATATGGTGGGGAAGCAGTGTATAAACTTTCTCCAAGAAATTTTATTGATGTGGACGGAAACAGCTGTAAGCCGGACAAGGGATTTCGTCTGACACCAGAGGTGCTTCGAAGGGTACCGGACTCTGCACTCATATGGTATGAGGATTTCAGAGATACACCGTATTTGCCACGAAGCTACTGGACTACCTATTCCGGAGAGTTTAGGGTATGGAGGGATATGGAATCCACGAGTTCCAGACCGTATTCGCAACTGGACGGTATGGGGAAAGTTGGATGGGCATATTCCGGGTTTAAAGACCTGCATATACGGTGCAGAATTGCCATCCCGGAAGAGGGTGGTGGCAGAACCGGAGTGTTTGTGGGAGATTTGTTTCTGTGTATTAACTATGACAGTCAGAGGCTTGAGTTATATCAGGGAGATGAGTTGCTTGGTTCTTATGCAAGCACCTATGAAAAGACCAGTGATGATATGCTCCGGGAGGACCCGTCCACATATACATTTGAAATGCGTATTCGAGGAGATAAGGTCAGAGTGTATTCCGGTACTGCCTACACACCACGGTTTACAGCTTATGCTAACAGTTTCATGGGTGGTGCTGCAGGTTTTAGGTCAGAACAACGTGCAATTTGTGAGTTGCTTCGCATTGGAGATGCTTGGACTTATGAGCCATATGAGAGATTTGATATCCGGTTTCCGGATGGTTCAACAAAAGTATATGGACGAGTTTCTCGTAGTAATGTTGTATGGGACTACGACTTTCAAGTATTTAGAGTGACAAAGGATATAGAAGAAAGTGATACAAGGACGGAAGCAATCTCCATGGATTATGATTTTGTACATTCGGACATTATGGAACTGGAATGCGGTAAGAACTATACTGTAACAGTAAAGCCAGTGGATATCAATGTGTGGATAGCAAGGCTGTTTCTTGGAGATGCAGATGGGTTCTCCATCCTATATTACCAGGATGTAGACTCTTTGGTGTACTGGTCAAATCAGGCAGCATATAAGTGGCAACTTAGAGGAATGGCAGTGTGGTCTTTAGGGCAGGAAGATATGAGGCTTTGGGAGGCCCTGCCAAAGCAAACGGAATAAAGATGGGTGGAAAGGACAGCTATGGTGGCTGTCCTTTTTTCATACAAACATAAGAAGGAGGAAAAGCATCATGAAGAGTATTTGGAACACGATACAGTTAGTATTTTCCGGCATCGGTGGTTGGCTTGGATATTTCATGGGAGGCTATGACGGCTTTTTATATGCGCTGGTGCTCTTTGTAGTTGCTGACTATATCACGGGTGTATTAGTTGCAATTTTTGAGAAGCGGCTTTCCAGTGAAGTTGGCTTTAAGGGAATATGCAGGAAGGCTCTTATTTTTATGATGGTAGGAATCGCCAATGTGTTAGATGTTTCGGTAATCGGTACGGGCAGTGTACTTCGTACAGCGATTATCTTTTTTTATATCTCTAACGAAGGTGTGTCCTTACTTGAAAATGCTGCAAAACTGGGTCTTCCGGTGCCAGAAAAAATTAAGGCAGTTTTAGAGCAGTTAAGAGACAAGGGGGAAGAATAAATGAAGTTGGTAGAATCCATTTTAGAAAAGAATCCGTGTTATACGGCAGGAAGAAAGATAGAGGTCAAGGGTTTGATGTTGCATTCGGTTGGATGCGCGCAACCTAAGGCCTCTGTTTTTATTAAATCTTGGAACAAAGAATCTTACGGAAGAGCGTGCGTTCATGCATTTATTGATGGAAACGATGGTACGGTATATCAGACACTGCCATGGGACCACAGAGGATGGCACGGAGGCGGTGCAAGTAATAACACGCATATTGGTGTAGAAATGTGTGAACCGGGTTGTATTGATTATACCGGAAGTTTTACCGTGGCTTGCTCTGACTGGACAAAGGCAAAGGCTGTATCTAAAAGGACGTATGAGGCGGCTGTGGAACTGTTTGCAATGCTTTGTAAGCAGTACAACTTGGACCCGCTTGCGGATGGTGTTATTATCAGCCATACGGAAGGATATAAGAGGGGAATTGCATCGAATCATTCGGACCCGGAACATCTGTGGAATCAGTTGGAAATGGGATACACGATGGACGGTTTCCGGGCAGATGTTGCAGAAGCAATGGCAGAAACGGCAGATGAACCGAAGCAGTGGTACCGGGTGCGTAGTTCTTGGGAGGATGCCAAGAGCCAGAAGGGAGCATACCGGATTTTAGAAAATGCCAAGAAGTGTGCTGATAAGAATCCGGGATATTCTGTTTACGATGAGGAAGGAAACGTAATTTACAGCGTGGTAGCAGAACAGGAGAGCAGCTTGCCGTATCTGGTGCGGGTATCTATAAAAAACTTGAATATTCGCAAAGGTCCGGGAACAGACTTCCTGCGGTATCAGTACATTCCGATTGGTGTTTATACCATTGTGGAAGAAGCGGATGGAAAGGGAGCAAGCAAGTGGGGAAAACTGAAATCCGGTGTGGGTTGGATTTCCCTCGACCATGTAACCAAGATGTAAAGCGTTTTACTTTGAATTACAGTAAGAAAATATGATATTATTATGATGGAACAAGGCTCAGTAGACGTGGTTTACTGGGTCTTGTTTTTTTGACCATTTATTCCAAAGATTGTGCTTTGTACGGTCAGAAATGACTTGCTATTATTGGAATAGTATTTTAATATGTCACTACCAAAAGGGAAGGAGGCAGATTGCGTGGAAATTCAAGTGATAAAACCAAGCCGGGATATTGTAAAAAAATTACGGGTATGTGCTTATGCAAGAGTATCCACATCTGATGATGAGCAGGAAAATTCACTGGAGAACCAGATGGAACATTATATGGATTTAATTAAGAGCAATCCGATGTATGAGTTTGTAAAAGTGTACTATGATTTTGGCATCTCCGGTTTTAAGGAAAAACGTTCCGGCTTCCAAGAAATGATGCAGGATGCACGGAATGGAAAAATAGATTTAATTATTGTAAAGTCCATATCGAGATTTGCACGAAATACCGTCACCGTTCTAAAGGCTGCACGAGAGCTTAAAGAACTGAGTGTCGGTATTTTTTTTGAAATTCAAAACATCAATACCCTGACAGAAGCAGGGGAATTGATGCTCACGATATTATCTGCGTTTGCACAGGCAGAAAGTGATAATTACAGCCAACTGACCAGAATGGGTATACAGCGTAAGTATGAGAAAGGAGAACCGATTCGTCGTTTGGAACGCAGCTTTGGATACCGGAAAAATGAGTGTGGGGAATATGAAAAAGAACCTGCAGAGGCACGGTGGATAAAGCGTATGTACCAAATGATTGCTGACGGGTATTCTCCCGCAGAAGTAAAACGCTATCTGAATGACAATGGAGTAAGGACGGTTCAGGGAAAAGAATTCTTGGATTGTACGGTTATCCGCATTATTGAAAATGAAATTTACAAAGGTGATTTTGTTATGCATAAGCACTTTGTAAATGCAGACCGGAAAGAAGTGAGGAATAGGGGAGAAGTGGATTCTTGGTACATTCGTGACGACCATCAACCTATCGTAAGCAGAAAACTTTGGCAGAAAGCACAGGATGCCTTGGCAGAAAAACGTGCTTATCTTGCGGAGGGCTCCGTGGTGGGGGAGAATACAGAAGAAACATACCCTTATAAAAATAAAATCTACTGCGCTACCTGTGGTCACCCGCTTTACCGCCGGGTGCATAGTTACGGGAACAGAGTGAATTGGGGGTGCAGTGGGCAAAAGCGTTATAATAAAGAGTTTTGCTCCGGCATTAACGTTCCGGATGCCGTTATCCGATCTTGGGGAGAATTTGAAGGGAATATTTATATCAGCAAGGAAGAGGATTCTCTTGGGAAGGCTGAGTTTGCATTCCAAAAGGAAAGTGCATGGAAGAGGAAACACACCAAGAAAGAAATACCGGCCG